ATTAATTAGGGTGTTCATAACAGGAAGATATTGTTTAACTACTTTAGTCTTAATACCAGTATCTTTAAGCATTTCCCCTGCAACAGATAGATAAAGTCTTTCGGATGATATGCGATTCTTGTTTTCGGATAATGTATCCTTGGAATTTATTAAATTGCTGTATTCACTATTTGCTTCAGATAAATCTCCATGGGTAGTAGAAAGTGATTCTATCTCTTTTTCAATAGCCTTTATTCTGATTAGGGATTTATTTATAGATTTGGTGTTACCAGAAATATTATTGTTCAGATCTTGTATATGGCTAAGGCTAGAATTAACTTCTTCTATAATAGCGTCATACTCTGCAGTCTTGCCATTGGCAGAAGATAGTGCATCACTTAACTCCTTTGCTTTCTTTTTAGCCTCTGCCAGCTTTAAATCTTTTACGTCAGGTTCAATCTTTTGTGTGCACGTTGGGCAATTATCATTTTCTTCGTAGAACTTAGCTTCTTTTACTACGCCACTGATTTGCTGCTGGAACTGTGCTTCAAACTTAAGGAACTGATTTCTCTTGGTAGATGATTCAGTCAACCTAGTATTGAGTAACTCTAGGTTTTCATCTATAAACCCCTTCCACTCTGTGCTGTCATTCTTAAGAGATTCTATCTCTGATTCAATTGTAGATATTTCCTTATTCTTGCCTTTGATCTGTTCATCGTTAATTTCGGTTATATCCCGAATATACTTCTGCTGAAGAGTAATCTTTTCTTTGGTTAGATCTAGCTCATAGGCAAGTCCGTTTATCTGTTCTTTTAGCTTTGAATCTTTCTCTCTTAATAACTGGCTCATCTTAGAGAATATCTGTATATCAAGAAGATCCTCGATTACGTCTCTTCGATGAGGTGTTGGTAACTGCATAAAAGGTATAAAAGAAGAAGACCCAAGAACCACAATCTGATGAAACGACTTATGATTAAGCTTTAGTATATTCTGCTCTAAGAAGTTCTGATAATCCTTAGCTGCAGAGCTTTGATTAATCATATTACCGTTTTGCCAGATCTCGAACTTAGCTGGCTTAATACCACGCTTAACAACAAACTTATGCTGACCTATATCAAACCCTACTTCTACCTCACAATTCTTATTATTAATTGAATTTACTAACTGGGGCTTATTTATATTTCTATGAGGCTTACCGAACAATGCAAACGATAAAGCATCAAGTAATGTGCTCTTACCTGCACCATTCTGGCCAACTATAAGAGTTGTCGGGCTACGGTCTAACTGAATAAGCGTTTCTTCATTACCGGTAGAAAGAAAGTTACGCCATTTAATATTACGAAAAGCTATCATACAATTTCCAATGACTGGGCTTCAACAAAAAGACCCCTCATTAATCCCTTTAATGTATCTTTATCTAATTCTGTATCTACAGCATCAATATATGAATCTAATAGCTGTGTTGTATCTTCCACAGATACTGATTCATCATTTACGCTATCTCCAGAGAATTCCTCAAAGGTTTCTGCAATTTTAAGTTCGTGAATATCTTCGCTTTGGACTTTATCCACAAATCGATCAAAGAGAAATGGATCAGTCTTTTTAGCTACAATAATCTTAACAAACTTGTCTTTTAAGTGATTAGTATCATAACTATTATAATCTATTTTTTCGTCGTTGTAAACCACTTTTTCAAACATCGTGTTAGGATTTCTAACAGGGGTAATTTCTCTTGTTTCAGTATCTAATATATGGAAATATTTAGGATCTTCTGAATCAGCCCACGTAAATTCCATCTGCGAACCGAGGTAATGTATATTGCCACGACTAGACTTAGTGTGAAAATGACCAGATAGAACCATTTCAAAGCGGTCAAATATTTCTGTAGTCATACCATGTGCATTTGGTACGCCTTTCATCATATCAAACCCAACAAGCTCTAGGTGTGCGCCAACGATAGAAGCTTTACAGTTTTTAATAAAATCGATTGATTCCACGTAGTTCTCACTATTAATCCACGGAATTAATGCAACTGCGCATCCGGCATAATCCATAACCTTTGGCTTCATAACAATATTAACGTTTGAAGTGTAGTAACCAAGCAGTTCTTTTAGTGAGCAAAGATCGTTTGTATTCTTATAAAATACGTCGTGATTGCCCGGGATGATATCCATAGTAATACCATCTCGCTTTAATATATCCAGGAACATCTTACGATTAGCGTTCTGAGCCTTAAAGTTTATAAACTTACGATGGTCAAAGTAATCACCCAGATGGATTACGTCTTTAATGTTATTTTCTTTTAGATAAGGGAAAAAGACCTCTTCATAAAACTTCCTTTGGTATTCAATGAATATGTCAGACGAGTTACGCATACCTGCGTGTGTATCATTTAGTATAGCAATCTTCATTATTAACCCATAAACAATTCAACGCCAGAGTTGGCTTTAATTTTTGCTTTCTGTTTTTCTTTCTTAGAGAATTCTTTAAACTCGTTATCAGATTGCTTAACTCTATCAATACGATTACGTAGCTCATCAAAGAATTCGTGATTACCTCCTTCATCGTCATCCATAAAGTCTTCGAATCCTGCTTTCTCGATCCATCGAAGTTTTACATCCTGCTGCTTCTTTTCTTTTTCTATTCGTCTAAGAAATGCATAATAACATATTTGTGTAAAATAGGCAAATGCATTAGGCATACCTGTACGTGTTTTTGTTTCAATGTTATAGTTGTTTATTGCACGAAGACAATTTTCTACGGCATCCATAACCATTTCTTCACGATAGGTGTATCGAACAAAGTTAGACTTATGCGCGAGTCCTTCAGATATTTTCAAAAAGCAAGTAGCAATATATGTAGGAACAATTGGTACTTCAGTGCACTTTTCTTTTGCTTCGTTAACACTCTTAACGTAGTCTACAATAGAAAGAGAAAATTCCCTGTTGTTAACATAGTGTGGTTTATCTTTTGGCTTAACTTTTATTTCTGACATAGGTAGTTCCTATTTTTTTATACTAAAGTACATTATATCATATTTTAAAGAAAAAGTAAATATAATTTTATTTTCAGAATAGGGGTATACAGATCATGGTTTATATGATATAATAAGAGAGTCTTCTCTGGAGAGGGATGATATACTAATGTATGTTTATAGAATCACAACCCTCTTCTTCTATTTCAAAGTCATCTTCGTCTTCATCTTCACTGCTGCCATATTCATATTGTAAAGCTGCTTTTATATATTTAGCTTCTACTTCTTGTGAAACATTAGTATATGCTACAACGGCATTAACATTTAATCTTATTACGTCATCATCTGAAAGAGGCATATATCGAGTAAAGTAATATGTTAAACTAGAGTCTTTTTCTTTATAGAGATTTAGCTGGCAGGGATGTTCTAGTACTAATGTCTCAGATGATGATTCTGGGTTTACATAAGATACTATTTGATCCCCATTCGTTAATTTAATATTTCGAATTGGTTGTAAGGAAGACATATCTTCACCATAGCTCATAGCTTTATCTCATAAATTTTGTAGTTAAATTTTTGTGAGGTATACATCTTTATTCGCTCTGCTGCATGATTTAGTGTATAATTCTTACTTTGTTTCCAGTGTAGATCATCAGCAATATCAAATAACTTAGTAGATCTACCATCATCACTCTTTCTTAGTCCTCTACCAATACTTTGTAACACCCGGATCTGACTCTTACTTGGTGCTGCAAAGATTATATTATGTAGATTCTTAATATTTATGCCTGTTGAAAATGTGCCTAGTGAGGCAACGATTATAGCATTCTTTTCTTTCTCTGTAATCTCACGAACCTTCTCTCTCGTATCTACATCAGTGTTACCAGATACAAAGAATATTTTTCGTCTCTTATGCGCCTTTTCTAATATAATATCATATAAAGGCTTTCCGTGCTTTTCGACTAGCTGAAATAGAACTAGCGTATTACCGTCTTGGTCTAATGCTAGATTACCAATAAAGTTATTCCGCGGTGAATGAGAGACAATAAAGTCTATTTCTTCTTGGTATTTGACTTTACTTATAAGCCTAGCATATTCGTCAGCATACTTAAGAAGAAGTACCTGTATCTCGAGAGAAGCTAGATCCCCTTCATCCATAAGCTTCTTAGTAGTTGTTACATAGTATGCAGGACCAAAGTATCCTTCAAGTACTAGCTTATGAACCTCTGTGCCATCCAAAGTGCCTGTAGTGCCAAACCTATACTCTGCTTCACGACATTTGGATAGTATAGATGTTAAGCTTTTAGCTTTAAAGTTATGTGCTTCATCACCTACAACCATTCCAAAGGGTTCAAAGTATTGGCCCTGAAGCTTATAGACGGATTGCCAAGTTGTTATAATAACTCTCTGCTCAGAATACTTTTCTCTCCCTGAATAGATTCTATGGCAGTTATCTTCCGAGCTAAAGGTTTCATCATACTCAGAATAGTCTGCAAAGTCTTTGTACATTTGCTCTACAAGCGACGTAGTAGGTACAATAATAATTACCTTTTTGTCGTGATTCTCTAGATACCATCGAATAAGGGTATAGATGATTAGAGACTTACCCGAAGCTGTAGGTGATATAAGCATCGCTCGCTTATTTG